TATGCAATAATTGATTTTGCAGAAACTCAAGAAAACGATTTCCGTAAGATTATTTTAAAAGAGCAAGATGTTTTTGTTGAATCATTCATCGAAGCATAATGACAATTCCAAATAATTTCAACATAGAAGATATGGTGTATCTAAAACACGATATCGAGCAATTGCCCAGAATGATAATTGAAATACACATCCGAAAGTATGATATTATTTATATGGTCCAAGCAGGTGAAGATATCACCCATCACAATGACTTTGAATTGTCTAAAACTAAAATAATTTTCTAATGAATGTCATAGCAAAAATTAAAAGCTGGTTTCGTGTAAAGGCTTTGATAAAAAAAGTCCAAAAAGCCAGAACCGAAAAACTTATTCAAGAGTACAATGAATTAATCTTTCAATTCAGATTAATCCAGGAGAAGAAAAGCCCATTGAGCCGAAAGGAAAGAGATGATGTTGAAAACGGTATCAAACATTTAATCAGTATTGGACATATAAAAGTGAATCCATGAAAAGGCTAAATTATTTACAGGTCCATAAAAATAAGAATGCAAAAAAAATACCTCGCAAAAAATGCAATATAAAACAATCAAAAGTAGCTGCTGTAATGGCAAGTCATGTTGTGAATATTGAGATCATAAAAAACTGCAAAAACATGGGTATTCAATCTAAAGTTATTGCAATAGCAAGAGAAGTGATACACACAGCAAGCAAGGTAAAAGATATTTATAGCAGTAAATCTAAATATTTGGAAAAACTAAATAAAAACAAGAATGGAAGAACTTCAATCAGAACTAGACGAACTTATATCCATTCGTGAAAGTTGGATGATAAATGCAAGAAATGAAGAATCAATGAATGATAAAATTAGAGAGCTTCAAAGACAAATTCGGGAACATAAATCAAACAACCAAAAACCATGAGAGAAGATAAATCATTAAGAATAGACGAATCAAAACATATATTCAAACCTACTTTATCAAGAAAACAAAAACGGGCCATCGAAAGAGCTTCTTTGAAGTTGTCAGGAGTTAAACCAAAATATCAATAAATGAAGTCAAATAACCTCACTATAAAACAAGAAGCATTTTGTCAGGCGTACATACGTTTGGGAGATAAGTCTGCTGCTTATCGTGAGGCTTATAATACTTCAAAAATGAAGCCAGAAAGCATTAATAGGAAAGCTTTTGAATTATTTGTAAACGTCAATATTACGGCAAGGATTGAATTTTTGCGATCTGAAATTCAAGTTGATAACAAAGCAACCATTTCCGAGATTGTAAATACTCTTTCCGACATGCTTAGATTTGATGTTGCTGAGCTTTATGATTCAAACGGAAACCTTAAAAATATTCACTCTATACCAAAGAAAGCACGATTAATGATTGCTCAATTGGAAACAGATGAAATCAGGGTTAGGAATGAATCTATTGGTCAAGTAAAAAAGGTTAAAGTATTTGATAAAATGCAAGCAGTTGAAAAGTTGATGAAACATCTAGGTGGTTATGAAAAAGATAATGCTCAAAAAACACCTGTCGTGAAAACTAAGATCATCTGGAACGGAAAGGAGATTGAAGTATAATGAAGCTTTCACCAAAACAAACTGAGGCAATGGATGCCGTTGAAAGTGAAAAGTATAATTTCATAACATTTGGCGGTGCAATTCGTGGAGGAAAATCTGTTTGGGGATTTTCCGGTGCATTAATATTATGCACTGTTTATCCAGGTTCCAGATGGTGTGTTATTCGTGAAGACATGGAGAAAATTAGAACAACATCTATTCCATCTTTCAAAAAGATTGAACCTAGCGGAGTTTTAAGACAATCGCCTTATGAATATACGCATCCAAACGGATCAGTTATTTTGTTTAAATCAGAAAATTACGCTCAAGATAAAGATCTGGATTGGATGAAAGGTTTAGAAGTTAATGGTTTTCTTTTCGAAGAAATAAACGAATGCCAGCAACAAACTTTAAATAAAGCATTTGAAAGAGCTGGAAGCTGGGTTATACCCCACACAGATAATCAGCCAAATCCATTAATAATGGCAACCTGCAATCCAACATTTGGATGGTTTAAAGATCTTGTTTATGATAGATGGAAAAATGGAACATTGCCTGTTAAATGGCTTTACATTCCTGCAAAAATAACTGATAATGTAGATGAAAATGGTAATTCAAACTTACCTGCAGCATATTTAGAAAGTTTGGAGAATATGCCAAAGTTTGAATACATGGTATTTGTTGAAGGTAATTGGGATATTCAAATAAAAACTGGCGGTGAATTTTACAAAGAATTTGAAATCAATGTTCATGTTAAGCATACGACTTATAATCCTGATCTACCTCTTCATATAAGCTGGGATGATAATGTTAATCCTTATTTGCCTTGTGGAATATTTCAAATTGAAGGTAAAGATATTCGAATGATTGATGAAATAGCGGGAGTTACGCCAAATAATACGGTAAAATCAGTTTGTGCTGAAATAATAAGAAAATATAAAAGTCACGGATCTGGAATGTTTGTTTATGGTGATGCCACGGCAAACAAACAGGATACCAAACTTGAGAAAGGATATAATTTCTACTCCATTATAATGGAACATTTGAAAGAATTCAATCCTACAAATAGAGTTTTAAGTTCTAATCCAAGTGTTGTAATGAGAGGGAACTGGATTAATACAGTTTTAGAAATTGAATTAAATGGAATAAGTGTAACAATTGGAGAAAATTGCAAAAAGACTATCACTGACTTTGTTTCTCTTAAAGAAGCTCCGGACGGTTCGAAGTTAAAAGAAATGGGAACAGATCCTAAAACAAAAGCAAGATATCAAAAGGTGGGACACTTCACAGATTTATTCGATTATCTAATATGTACAGCATTTCGAGATGATTATTTATTGTATTTGAATAAACCAAAAGAAGTTGTTTACGAAATGACAGAAGAGGAAATAAAAAACTTAAACTATTAATAAAATATACCATGGAAGAGTTATTAAAATTATTGTTATCAGATCCTAAAAAGGCAATTTTATTGATTAAAGGCCAATCAAAGGATCCTTCTACTATCGAAAAATACGTAAAAGAATACCGAGATTTTGACAGGAATCAAAGAGAAGGTCAGCTTGAAAAGATTCAAATTGATAAGAATTTGCAATCTGGAGGAAAAGCAAAGATGGTTAAGATATTTCTAAACCATGCTCAAAATATTGTTGAAACACTTTCCGCTTTCATTATTGCCAAACCAGTTACGCTTATTCCATCCGAAAACAATGATTTGGCTAAACTGGTTAAACAAATTTGGAGAGTTAACCGTATTGATTCAAAGTTGTTGGATTCAACTATTATAAAGCTTTCTCAAACTCAGGTTGCAATGCAGTTTTATATTGAGAAATCAACCGAAAATTCATTATTGAATAAGGCATTGATGTTCTTAAAAATTAAGCCCCAAGCTCAGGAAATAAAAGTTAAGGTTTTGGATAATACCAAAGGTGTTATGTCGCCTTACTTTGATGGAAGCGGCAATATGATTGCTTTTATGTGGGAATACAAAAACAAGATAGGCACAAAAGATGTAAATCATGTTCAAATTTGGGATGCTGAAAAACAATATTACTTAAATGATTTCAATGGAAGTATGGCTTATGTAAATAATCCGTTGGCACATGGATTTGATAGAATTCCAGTTGTTTATGATGTCCAATTAGAACCACAATGGTACACTGTTAAGTCTCCAATAGATAGAAATGAGATTGCTATTTCAAAATTAGGTGATGCAAATGATTATTCTGGCCATCCTATTTTAGTAACTGAAGGTGTTGTTAAGGGAATGCCAACCAAAGAAGAAAGTGGAAAAGTTTTTAATATTCCTATACAAATTGATCCTGAAACAAAAAAAGAAGTAAAAGGAAAAGTTTATTTTCTTGAAGCTGAAAAAGCTCCAGAATCAAACAAATTGGAAATGGATAGATTGGAAGATTATATTGCTTATGGATCTGGAGTTCCAAACTTATCTCTTGAAAAATTAAAAGCATTAGGGAATGTGGCTGAAAAAACAGTTAAGCTTATGTTCCTGGCAACGGATATCAAAGCATCTTTGAAGCAATCTGAAACACGTACTTTTATTGAAAGATGTTTGAATATTATCATTTCAGGTGTTACTAAAACAACCAATACTGGATTGGCAAAATTAGGGCAATCTTTATATTATGATATTCAGTTTAATTCTATCCTTCCATCTGATATTGCAGAAACAGTTACTACAGTTACAAAAGCAGTTGAAGGCAAAGTAATGAGCCAAAAAACAGCAATTGGACTTATTGATTTAGCTGATGATGTAGATGCAGAATTAGCATTAATTGAAGAGGAAAACAAAGTTGCCGATGCGGTACCTCCAGTAGTTTAAATTATGAAACTAAGATATATAAAAGCAAATGATATTTACTATCATCCTATAGAAGTAGGTTTGCAAGATCCTAATAGAATAGCAGGATGTTTTTATTCGGTATGCTATATAAAAAAGCTTTCTTTAGGAAGATATCAGGTTGATTATTATGATGAGTTATTAGATTTTTATAAAAACCAAAACAATCAAATTCCATTAAGCAGGATTATTCTTTATCCTAATGGAATACAGGAAATAAAATATGAAATATAAAAAAATCAATATCTTTGAATCATGGAAGCAAAAGAATTAAGAATAGGGAATTTAGTTTTAGATGGTGAAGTCATTAGAGAAATTTTTTCTATTGAAAACTTTTCATCAACTGCATTACTTGGAAGACCTTGACCGGCTCCAGGTGCATATTGATTTGTGTCGGCATTAGTTTGAATCATTTTAGAAAACACACCTTCAAGTCCAGTTATCTGTTCTTCGAATGGTGTTTCTGATTCTAATTCAACATTTTTTAACATAAAGCCTTTTGTTTCATCATCTAGTTTTTTGAAAACTTCTGATTTTTCAAGCAATGATTTCGCTTGTTCCAATTTGCTTTGTTTGACATTTCCAGATTTGATGTTGTCTAAGTCAGTTTTTAATTCACCGAATTTTTTCAACATTTGTTTTTCAAATGGTGTCATTCCTTCGGTTTCAACTTCTTCCTCTTCTTCTGCTGCCGGTGTTGGCTTTTTCTTTGCTGCAAGTTCTTCCGCTTTCTTTTTATCTGCTTCAAGGGTGCGAGTTCTATCATCCCCTTTTGCAATGTCTTCAATGCTTAATACATCGTTGAAATCGTTGATTACTGCATCAATAGCCGAATCATCAGCATCATCTGCTGGTTTTTTTGCAAGTTTATCCGCAATTGCGTCTAGCCTTTGTTGTGATAAGTTAGCCTTAGGAAATAACGCCTTAAGTCTTGCTATCACTTTTTGTTTGTCTACTGCCATAATAAAAATGTTTTAAATTGTTGTTTTTGTAGAAAACAAATATAGTAAATATTATTTTTATTTAGTCTAAATAAAAATAAGACATTTTTACATAAAAAAACCACTCGGTTAAAAGTGGTTTAGTTGTTACTTTTTAAATATGTATAACTCTTGTTTTTCTAGAATTTCAGCATCATATAACATCTGAATGAAATTATAAGCAGTTGCTCTACAAATATTAAGTTCAATCGCATTTTTTATATATTCTTCAGTT